CCATCTACGATGAGATGGTATCCGGACGCAGCGCTGTCGACGTAAACCCCGACCTGATCATTAGCGGACGGGGAGTCCGGGAGCGACAATGTCCAGGTTGAGGTAATGGTAGCAACTACAAAGTTAGACGCCACGGCGGTGTAATCGTCAGACTTGGCAACTACGGTCCAGCCGCCCGTCGTCCCCGCGAGCTTCGCCGTCGTTATCGCCCCGTCTGCAACTTTGGCCGTAGTCACCGCCGCGTCGGCCAACTTCCCCGTTGTTACATTCAGGTCTGTAATCTTCGCCGTTTCAACTGAATTCGAGGCCAGCTTTGCCGCAGTGACGTTTGCGTCCTTAATTTGGGCCGTAGTCACTGCTTCGTTGGCCAGCTTTCCCGTTGTTACTGACTGGCCTGCCATTTTGTCCGACACAACTGCATACGATGCCAGCTTTGCCCCAGTGATCGCACCATCAAGAACCTTGTCCTCCGACACAGCGTTGCTGGCGAGTTTCACGGCTGTGATCGTGGCATCGCCAATTTCCGCTGTTGTCAGTTGCGTATATCCCACGACGCAGACTTCTTTGAAGCCATCGCCGATGTAGACTTTGAAAGCCTCGGCATCTGTCGTGGTGTCCAGCCACTTTGAGCCGTCCGCCGGAGTAGGCGAACTGGGCGCGGATGTACCGGACCACATGCTCGCGATGGTATCTGTGCGAGTGCGCTGATTGAGCAAGGCGGTATAGACAGAATCGCCGCCAGCGCCTTCGTCAAATGTATCCCAGGTCTGCGCCATTAGTTACTCAATGTGGTTTGGAGGAAACTTACTGAGGGCCTGAACGCACTGCCAGCCTCTCGTATCAGCGTCATCTTGATCCGAGACTCATCAAAACGCTTGGCCGTGGCTGTGACCAAGGGCACATACGTGCCTGTTTTCTCAAGGTCAATGGAAAATTCAAGTAAAGGCGTTTCTGGACTTGCAGCAGACGTGGGCGTGATCTGAATGCTCTGAGCATCATACACGGACGTGCTCTGCGTATCATAGACCTTGAGCCTTTCGGCGGAAATGTTGGTCGCGTGAGCCAGATAGTTCAGTTCGCCAGAGTATGTTGCCCCCAGGTCGAAATCGTAAATATAGCTGGCCGTAGTCATACCTTCGGAAAGTTGCAGTTTTCCGCCCGTGATCTCGAACGGCGGACCAATCAGCAGATCGTGCCAGTAGGTCACCCCGGATGAATAGGTCACAGAATTGTCCGTAGGTATGGCGGTGCTGCCCGTCTCCCCCCCGACCACAGCACCATTTTTACCATTGATGTATCCCTTCTCGCCGAGGATGTCGGCGTCACCGACCTGACCACTCAGATAACTGGCCCACACCTGATCGGTGAAACCGGAAGCATCGCTGGTCTCGCCCACCGTCGCTGTGATCTCGCCCCCGGCGTGAAGAACCCATAGGCGGACACGGCCTGAGTTCGTGCCGTCATTCCTGACATCGAAGACGATGGTGAAGTCCGTATCTACGTCGATCGCGGACAACGTGGCATTGCTGATCGAACAACGAGCATAGTTGTCGTCGTTAGTCGGTGGAGTACCACTCTCCCCCGCGCGCCATATTAGATCGCCAAGGTCGTCAAAAACGAGCAAGCACCCCTGTGTAGTACCTCCCATTTCCATCAAACAACCTTTAACGGTAGTCCAGTCCGAGACCTGAATTGTCACCGCCCAGATGCCGTTTGTGCTCCGATCAAACCCCGGAGTGGCCCCGGTGTTCCAAGCGTTCGTATCCTCGCTGTTATGGATCACCGTATTCTTCGGTGTTGTTTGAGTAGCTACGACCCCACTGTCGATAAAGGCACGGGCCTCGTTGGAGGAGACTCCCGTCCATGTAGTGTGCTCGTTCTGAACCTTTCGCAACGTACCATTGCCCGGAAACAGTTCCAATTGGGCAGATGCCTCTACGCCATAATAACGAGGTCCCTCTTCCAGCTTGATGTAGGGGCGGACCTTGAATTCATGTATCGCGGCGGTAGCGTCCTTCAGTGCAACTTTTACGGAACTCTTCGGGGCTACCGTCTCACTAGCGGTCTGTAGATCATCCCAATGGCCGCCCTCTTCTTCGTCGTCCAGCTCGCTGGTTGTCCGGACCTCGTAGGCCACAACCTCATTACGGACATCCGTAGCGTCCCACATCAGGTCGACATCAGCGGAATACAGGGAATCGTCATTGAACCGCTGAAACACAGACAGATTCGTCACTGCTGCCAGTGTGGCCGGGGACGCGGATATCGAAACTGCGGCCAGGGAGAAATTGCCGGACGTGTCGCGGGCTTTGATCCAGAACGTGACCGTTGCGGACGTACTGACTTCGATCATGGCCTCTGTGCCGTCCACAAAAACCAAATCATCATTCGGCAGCTCATCGCCAGGCCAGTTCGCACCCTGGTAAATTGCATAGTCCCGGAGGTCGAGGTCTGAAACGGCATCCCACTTCAGGGTCACTTTCGAGAAACCACGAAGTGCTAAAAAGCCAGTTACGTCCTCGGGCGGCAGCGTTTTGCCGAAAATCTCGTAGTCCAACCTCTCGACAGGAGCCGATGCCGTGGACTTTGTGCCACCAGCAGTCGCCACAACACGGAAGTCCCACTTACCGGGATCGGCATTCAGGATCGTGACCGATGTTGATGATGTCGATGGAAAACTCTCCCAGTCCGAGTTGCGTGAGCCGTCCGCTTCCGTCGAACCCGGTCGCCGGAAGGACCATTCGTACAAATTGACACGGGCGTCCGGGGAGGGAAGACAGCTCAGGTCGATACGGGTCTGGATATCCGACTTGGTCCGGTAGAGCGATTCGTGGACAGTGATGATGACGCCAGTCTCATCATCCGAGATGGGGGGTGGAGTAACTGGACCGGTCGGGAACAAACTTGTCGAGGGCCGGTCGACGATCAGGTCTTTCTCGATACGGTCAAATTTCGTCGCGTCGTACTCAAGAGCCGATACTTCATATCGGGAAGGCTCGACCTCTCGGGTACTCAGGATGCGGTACTCTTTAGCGTTCGCCGCTGCCGCCTGAATGACGTACATGGCGTTCGTGACCGGCGTGCCGGTTGGATACTCCAGCAGCGTAATCTCCGAACCCGTCGTGCCTGACTGAATCACCAGGTTGTCAATCTTCATCTCGCGGGTCATGAACATGACCCTGTCGCCGGTCTGAGTCGAGTAGCCCTCGTCCAACGTGATCGTTCCGTAGTTGGTCGAGCGGGAGACCGAGAGAAGCGTCGTAAGGCCACCGGTCTGCGAGTCCTGGTTGTAGTATCGCAGCGGAGTGGAGAACGTGCCGTTGAATACCGACGTGACTTGACCAGTCAACGTGTTTGAAGACAGAAGGCCGTAGCCACCATTTTCGGTATCCGCGAACCGGGAATTCGCCAAGGCACTACTGTCGTCCGTGGTTGTCGATGAGAAGTATTCCCAGTTCAGCCATACGCCCATGCGGCCAGTCGAGGGGACGCACGCCCACATCAAGTGGTAAGCCTCTCCGTTCGAAAAGTAAGACGTGGGAACGCGGATCTGGCAAGAGTCGCTCGCATCCGGTGTCGCCCCTCCGCTGCCGACGTGGAAAATCAGATCGCCAGCCGCATCGAATCCAACGTACATGCCCTCGTCATCGGTCGTCGAGCCGTTTCCAAGTTCACAGACTAACCCCGTAGGCAGTCCGCTGGACGGCATCTTGATCGAGCACTCAAAGGTGGCTCCTATGTCGTGCTGGACGCTGTTGGCGGCAGAGCTGTAGGTGGAGTCCGACTCAGAAGTGATTGCTGCACCGCTTTGAACTTCGTCGTCGATGGCGAAGTTCGCAAGCAAGTGCAGAACCTTCGCGGCGCTTCCAGCCCAGTAGCTCAGGCTCGACACCAGTGTGGCGTTAGTGTCGTCGTCGTAATCTCCAGTTTCGCCGAGGACGATGTCAGATACCCCGGACTTGCCTCCGTACTTGCCGTCGCTCGCCGCCGACCACCCGGAAGACAGGCTCGAACCGTCTCCGGTCGTTGCTTCGCCAGCAAACTGGCTGTTCTGCCAGACGCGAATCCGACCTGCGGTACTGGCCGTTCCGACCTCGATGCCAACCAGTATTTTCAACTCACGACCTACCGGCAACTTTGAGTTTGCGATCACCAGGCGGGCAAGTTCGTTGACGTTCCCGGCCAGGTCCGCTCCACCGTATCCCGCTCGGGCGACCAGATCACCATCGTCGTTAAAGCCCAGGTAGGCTCCCAGCGTGCTGTTTCCGACTTCCCAGATACAGCCGGTCGGTTGGATGTCTTCGGCCAGCTTGACCGTACACTCGAACACGGCGTCGGACGTGAGCGACATATCCCCGTGGGCAATCGTACCCGCCGCCGCAATCGTCTCGTCGGCTGTCCCAGACGGCGTCAGGGACAGGAAGTCGTAAGACACGATTCGGCCACCGAGACGAGCATCCTGCTTCATCGGATCGGCAACCGCGATAATGTCTCCGGGACCCAAATCGAGGAAGTCGAGACCGCCTTGAAACGTAACCGTGTCGGTCTCACTCTTCTCCGAATCCAGAATCCACTTGCCCATCCTCCGGGCCTGCGTCTGGCTCGTTGTGGCGTACGCTACAACCTCAATCGGGTTGTAGCCGTAGCGGTCAATCAGATCGAGGTCTTCATAAACCTCAACAGCCTGCTCGTAGTTATCGTCAGGATCGTTCCACGTAATCAGGGCACATGAGTGACGTGCCTTCTTGGCTGTGGAGCTGTAGGTGAAACTTCCGTCGATAACATCGGCGGGCGACACCAGACGGACGGGGTCTTTGGGTCGATCCTGTGAGAAACCAACGCCGCTGGCCGATGCGAACACCATGCCCCGGAAAGTTGAGGCGAGGGCCTGAAGAACCTGATACGCCTCACGCCGAGAGTTGATTACGACGTTACAGGTGTATCGGCACTCCTGCCTCTCTTCGGTAATGCCTTCAGAATTGATCGTCTTTGTCGAAACAAGCTCATCGCAATACTTGGCCACTGCGTACAGTGCATACACATCAATGTCAGAATCTTCGAGGCCCAGACCGTACCTTTCGTTTGTCAGGATGTCCAACAGAACCCACGCAGGGTTGTCGGACCACTTGGTTTGAAACACTCCGTCCCAGAATGCCGGATACGTCCGGGGCGTGCCGAACTCCACATCCCCGGTATATCCGTCAGGAACGCGGATCAGCCTGCCCTTAACATCGAAAGATCGACGGGGGATGTTCCCACCAAATTTATGGGCGTCGAGCACCAGACCCACAAGGGCGCTGTCGGCATAGGAAACATTGTAGGGTTGGATTTCGGTGTACCCCGAGACGGTCGTCTGGTCCGTGACCGTGGCGGCCTCCCTGTCCTCGGTGAGCCGATAAATCTGAATCGTGATCGGGTACGTGGCAGCAGCAAGCCCTGCTTCCTTGAGCCTTTCCGAGAACTCCTCAATGTCGATTAAATAAGATTCTTCATACGCACCAACGGTCTTTCCGCTGATGGTGATCTCGCCACCGTAAATGTGGTACGGACTGACCCGAGCCGCGGCCTGAGCCCCGTCGCCGCCGCCGCCTGTCAGCTCTGCTACCGGAGCGGAGTCGTAACCAGAACCCCCGGCCAACTTACCCTGTGCCACACCCACAGCGACAGGGTCCGGAACCTGGACCCTTCTCGCCGTATCGGTATTCCACCAGGTCGGGTATGCGTGGCTCGCATCCGCAAACGTCACCGTGGGGGCAGATGTGTAGCCGGACCCCGCATTGGTGATTGTGACTCCGGCGATTTGATCAGGATCGGTGTGAAAGATCGGAGTACCAGTCGCGCCCGCTCCACCGCCACCGGAAAACGTGACCGTCGCTGTATCCGTGTAGCCGGAACCGCCATTGATCATTTTGACTCCCTGCACAGAAGTCGTCAGGAACAGCCCAGTTACCTTTCCGCCAGAGATTTCGGCCACTGCCGTGGCCGCCGATGTGGGGGCGGCACCCGTAAACACAACACCCGGTGCAAAGGTGTATGCGGAACCGCCACTGTCGATTGCGACGGCTGTAATCGCGCCACCACTTACCGTGACCGTACCCTTGGCTATTGTCCCGGCACCGCCTCGGAAGAACACCGCCGCCGTTCCAGCGTCATAGCCTGTTCCGCCACTATCAACGGATACCCCGGTCACAACACCCTCAGTAATTGTCGCCGTAGCTGCGGCACCTGATCCGGCAGAACCCCCTCCGTGGAAAACAACCGCAGGGGCAGATGTGTAGTCCGTACCGCCGAAGGCAGCGGACGCGAAGGAGGAAAAATTGGCGTCTGCCGTAGCCTCTACGTCGAAGGCTCCTACGGTCGCGAAAGAAACAAGTGGCGCTTCGTAATAGTCCCAGCCGGTGTGGGTGATGGTAACCCCCGTAATCACTCCCCCGCTTACGGTAACCGTCCCCGTTGCGCCACTTCCACCGCCGCCGCTGAAACTTACTGTCGGGGTGCCGCCCGTGTAGCCTGATCCGCCCTCCGTTATGGTGACACTGCCCACGCCGCCACTCAACGGAAGTTCGTCAATGGCTGAGGAGCCTGAGCTGCCACTGGAACCGACCTCAATCCTCAGCTTAACGAAGGTAGGCTCAACGTCACCGTTTCCCGTGTTCTGTTTGAACAGGCCACTGAGTCGGACCTTGACTCGAACTTGTTTGACCGTAGACGAGCTGATCGTAATCGAATACGGACTGTTGCTCTTTTCCAAGCTGAAATTGGCACTCTGCTCAGTCTCAACTTGAGAAAAGCCCGGCATTACATCCTGATCGGCATCGCCTTTCCGCTCGTAGACCGTAACGCCTTCGTAGTTGAGCGACCCATCGGCATTGGCGATTGGCGTGTCGTCCATGTAAATGGACCGCTCAAGAGCGTCCTGCCGAACAAGCCCGAAGATTGGGCCTTCACTAAGCAAGTCGATCAGCCTGGCCGTGCTTCTCGCTTGAAGTGTGTTCGGATGGTCGACGGGGTTGCGGCGGCTGCCGCCGCCCTTGCCCTCACCCTGAATAATTGGCTTTCTCATACCACAACGGCCCCAAAACTAGACTTGAGTGCTGGCTTCGTCGTCGCGACGAACTTGGCAGTATCTGCGTCTGTCTGTCCAGCGCCTGTGCGGATGACCCGCGCGGACGAGATGCCGCCGTAGACGATGACCGACCCAGTTCGCATTCGGCCATAGACAACGGGGACCGCGACACCCTGGTCATTGGTGTTGACCGCGCCGTCGAACAGAAAACTTGGGCGCTCCGCAGGATCGCCCTTTTCGTCATCGTCCGGAGCAAGAGCGGACGAAATCAACATGAGAATTCCCAGAAGGCCGAGACCCAGAGCGATGGAGCCGAAACCCCCTAATGCACCTCCAGCCCCCAGGCCGAGGAATCCTCCCGTCGCCCCCGCCCCAGCAATACCCCCGCCAATGCCAAACGGGGCGAACACCCCGCCGAGGAATCCACCGGCTCCCGCACCACCGAGAAGTCCGAACAGGCCCTTGAGCTGACCCGCCGCTACCGGGCGGACATGAATTTCCTCCGCCGAGGTCATCATGTGCAACTCATCGTTACTCAGACCAGTCGGTCGGATCGGGGTGCTGATCACGTACCAGCCTTCGGTGAAGGCGTTTGCGAACTGGTTCGGGAAGTTACACTCCATCAGGCGGATCGCGTCCGCCGCCGTACGAACCGACATCTCGAACCGTTCGCCAAATTGCTCGGCCAGCCGACCATGCAGTACCAGTGTCTTCATGTCAGGCTCCTATGCCGCAGAATATATTCAGCCCTGCGTATCCACGGGCCAACCACCTCTCGTCGCGAGAGTCTGCCCTCGGTGTGCGATAAAACAAGACCGCCCTGGATCAGGATACCACAATGATTGACAACGCGGGATGCGATCCTGCCCATGACAATGTCCCCCACATGCAGGTCGCTCCGGTTATCCACAATACGAAACCCCGCCTTTGAAATGTTCTCCCGGCACAACAGATCCTCTCCTTTTCTGTACCAGTCAAAATCCCTCGCAAGCTGAGGCATTCGGTCACCGATATCGGGGTAATTTTGCCGATACCAGTCCCGAATCAGGCACCAGCAATCCCGTACCCCGGACAGGAATGTCCGACCCACCAGCGGCGGAATCGGGCACTTGTCCCCGAACCACTCAACTTCCGTCGTCTGGGCCGTTTGGCCGTCGACCCCGACGACCCCCCACGGGACGCTCATGGCCCACTGCTGCCTCATGTCGGCGGCGGACGGGTGCGGAGGCATATCCGGATGACTGTGGGTGATGGCGTCTACGTCGTCGGGATAGGTATCAACAACGAAGGATGTCCCCGGCAGCGCAGCGATATTCTTCAGCTCCACGTACTTGCCGCCAACTACGCACCCGACAGCCTCTGTTGGATATGCCCGCCAGGCGTGCTCTCGCACCTTCCGCGAAATCGACTCCGCGCAACGAACGGCTTTGTGGCTATCGTCGATATGGAATTGCATTACCGAATCCTTCCAGCCCCCGGAAAGAACCAGGCAGGAAGCGGCTCGCCAATAGGCCCAAACCGGGCCTCACAACTACTCAGCCGCTTGCCGCAACGGTCTTTGCTTGGATCGGTCACAGTCTGATCCAGTTCATCGAAGTACGGCCCTTCAACGTCAATGGTGACCCTGATCGGATAATCCGCGTGGGAATCATCGTAGATGTATCCGCTACCCCCCTCGGTGACAGCAATGGCCGTTATGGCTCCTCCGGCTATCGTCGGAGACACCTTGGCCTTTGTGGCACAGGTATCATTCACCGGTAACTTTCCTCCAGATATGCTGACAATAACAGTGTTGTCCACATAGCCCGAACCGGCCAGGTCAACTGCCACTGAGGTAACGGCCCCTTCCGATATTGTCGCAGTCGCCTCGGACTGCGTAGTGCTGCTGGCACCCGCCCACGGACAGGTCGCTTTGGTATAATCAAACGTCCCACATTCGCTATCGAAGACTCGATACCGCTGAAGGCAGGCGTTCCGTAGGACCACGCGGCGGGGAAGTTGAACGCCCTCTTTATCCAGAACCGAACTCAGCTCGAACTCCACGAACGCATCGGTCTCGATCTTCTTCCGCTCGACAACGAAGACCTGTTTTGGGTAGTGCTCCGACGTACTCGCGTAGGGGTTCCCGTCGAGGTACTTTTCGTGGACCCGCCAACGGGTCAGGACTGCGCCGAGCGGATCGCCCAGTTCGGCGATGATTGCGGTTGGGACCAACTTCGCATTCGCTATCCTCACTGAAGGGGTCGGCAACTGGCCCTTGCCGGACTGCTCGAAACCTGTCGCCTCAATCGGCAATGGCGTGTACGTCTCGCCCCGCCAGACAATGTCACCGCTCTCCTTGAACGCGGAGCACCAGCGATACACCGAGCTTTCTCCACGAATCGTAGACAGATCGAAATCGAACAGCTCTACAATTCGCCCCGGCGTCAGGCTCTGCTGGTCTTCCTGCCTGGTCATGCCCCGTACCACCTTATGAACTTACAGGTCAGGGTTACGCTCTCGCCCTTCAGATTCGACTCTTTGAAGTCAAGGCTGCACCGGAAAAGCTGTTCGGTATGGTTATCCGGAGTCCAATAGAACGGCTCGGCTCCCTGACGATCTGTAAGGAACTCCCGGAGATGCTTTGCTGCGTCTTTCGGCAACACGAACTTCAAGCCCCACTCGTCCCGCTCAATGTTGATTCCGCGAGGCACAATCTGGACGAATCCGTCCCCAAACTCATTGACCGTATTGTTGAACTTACGGGTGAACCCACCGGAGCTGACCTCCGGCTCAATCAAAGACGTAACGGAGGTCGTCGGATTCGTGTAGCTGGTTGGAAATGTCTCGTAGGGCATCAGGCGAATCCTTTGCGGTTGACCGACTCAAGCATTCCACCCGGACGAGTCTCTTTCATCAGCAGCTCAGTGAAGCTCTGGCGGACCATTGCTCCGATCTGTTCGCCTTGCTGCTGTCCGTCCTGATCCGACCCGCTCTCGTTGACTACCGTGATCTGAGGGGCGAAGTTGATCGTGGACGAACCGCCGACTCGGCGGCGCTGGCTCACAGTACCCCCGTTGTTCATGCGCACCAGGTCGGACAGATTTCGGCGAGTGGCGGCTGCGTTCATCACGAATTCGCCGCTGCTGGCAGCCACCAGGTGACTATCGGAATTGGTCCCGCCGTAGCCGCCGATCACGCCACCACTTCCGAACTTCTGAATGGTCCCGCCGTAGTCGCCGACCACGCCGCCACTTGCGAGCTTCTGGACGGTTCCGCCGCCAACACCAAACGCACCTGGAACAAGTCCGCCTTTGGCGAAGCCGAAAATGCCACCGAAGAAGCTCATCAACGGTCGAATGATGAGCATTCGAATCAGAAGACGGGCAAGGTCCGCGATGATGGCGTTGATGAACTTCTTGAAGTCGAACTCACCGGTCGTCACGAACTCAACAAGAGCATCCTCCAACGTGCCAAAGGCACTCTGGAAGAACTGCTCAAAATCGTTGGCCGTTTTCTTAGCCGCCCCGCCAAGCTGCTTAAAGGCGTTCGGGAATGTATCCGTGAAGCGGTTCACCCTTGCCTCCGTAGCGCCCAAGTTCTCATTCAAGTCACCTACCGCAGTAGTCGCCTTCTGCACATTTGTAATTGCGTTCTGATCTAAAATCTGTTGGCCTGGTGCACCTAGCTGCCCGTCTCCGCGCGGTTGAGTGCCAAACGCAGCAATCGCCTGCAAGCCGGGAATAACCCCAAGGAATGCAGCCTTCACGTTTTCAGCGATGATCCTTGCGCCATCGGTAAGGACCAGATTCGCCGCATCCACCAGCTTCTGGGCAGCTTCAAATGCCGCCGCCCTTATCGGTTCCGGCAGCTTCTCTGCCTCGGCTTTTAGCTTCTCTTGCAGGCTGCTTATTGCTGCCTCTACGGCCTTAATTCCTCCCGCGCCCCCTTCCGCTTGTGAGATGGCGGCCTCAAGGCCCTCAACCTCGGAGGACACATTAGATAGAAACTCTGATAACTTATTAGTGCCCTCTATCATCGACCGGACATTTTGAAGGTCTGTGGGGTCTGTACCAAACCCCTCTTTGCTGGGGTCTCGGCCTGCGGCCAGTACCTGACGGTCGACAAACTCCCTACCTTCTTCCGGATAAGTCGCCCGTATTTGTTCGAGCGTCTTAACCATCTCCTTGTACTGTTTGAGTATCGTGGTATTATTTTCGATTGTTGCCCGCGCGGCGTCCAAGTCTGGCGTCTCGAATGGATCGCCCGCATCCTTCTTTCTCTTGCGATCAAATGCGTCGACTTCGAATTGGGTCGCTCCCGAGAGATCGCGAATCTGATTCTCTGTCAAGTCCCGTATAAAGGCGTTGTATTTTTTGGGATCATCGGGGAGACTGATAGCAGCCTTCGACGCAAGATCCTCTATGCCCGACAATTTCTCAAACGAGTCCTGGAGTTTATCCAGTTCTTCCCGCAGCGGCGCAACCGCCTCCGTGTAACTGTCAATAACTTCCTCACTCTCGAAGGCATTCGCAAAAGCCGCGCCGGCAGCCCTACCAACATCCAAAGCAGTCGTCGCTATCAGCCCTAGAGCACCACCTTCATTTGCAAGTTCTTTCATAGTTTCATTGTAGCCGTCCTTTAGCTGCTGCCAGTAGGTCTTGTCACTTGGTTTCCGCAAGCCAGATTCTATATTGGCTATCGCTTTCCGCCCAGCGGAAGTCGGAATGTTCAAAGCCTCCAACACACGGAGAACTCCCTCCACCTCCAAAATCATGTCACGCACGAAATCTGAGAGCATTTGCCCCAGGAGCAGAAACACTGCTCGGAATAAGGATATAAGCCGGTCGAAGAAATTGCTGAATTGCGTATAGAGCCAGTCAAGGCCTACAGCCGCTCCCGCTGCACCAGACTTCAAATTACGAAATACCACCCTCCAGGCCCTGCCTAGCGTCGTCACCAGCGCCGCCCACTTAGATGTTTCTCCTGTCGCCTGCTTTAATCCGTCCAGAAAACCAGTCGAAAACGCCAAGGCACCAAGTGCAACAACCAACAGTCGAACAGGACCTCCGACAAGCAGTGATACCGCACGAAAAACCAGCTTGAAGGGGAGCAGCAATCCTCGCGTAATGAACCCACCGAACGACTTGAGAATACCACCAAGTCTTTTCCAGATACTCTCAACCTTCTTTGACTCCTTTGCAGTTTTGGCAAACCCAGCGCTGACCAACGCAACGGGGAAGCCAGCTTGAGCCGCCTTTCCTGCGCCCGCCGCAGCCGCCCCCGCAGCCGCAGCCCCTCCTCTAGCGGGAAGGCCGATCAACGGAGCGGGGAAGCCAGCTTGAGCCACCCCTCCCGCCCCCGCCGCTGCCGCCGCTGCCGAGGACCCTGCCACCAAAACCTCGGTTGCCGCCAACCCCTTCAATGCCGAGCTTAGTATTCTTGCGCCAGCCGCTAATTTAGTGAATAGCGTAATGACCTTTCCGAAAATGAAGCCCGCCGCATAGACCTCCATTATCGCAAGGACCGTACTGAGGTTGTCGCCCAGCAGGCCGATCGCGCCCGTGAGTGCCTTGACCGCCCCCTGAGCCTCGGGAGCCGTACCGAGAAACTGACGTACCTGGTTCCACAGCCGCTGGAAAGCATCGCCAATTGTCGGAGATATTCTTGAGAACGCCTTGTCAATCTCCTTAGCCCCATTCTTGACCGCCCTCGCTAAAACACGAGTCGTGATTTTACCCGCTTGCGCCCAGGCATAGAGTTCGGTCTTCGATATCTGCAATTCCTTCGTGAGCAACTTCGTGAGGATCGGCGCGTTCTCCAGCACAGACCGGAACTCGTCACCGTCCAGCTTGCCTTTGTTGAACGCCTGGGATAACTGACGAACCGACTGACTGGCCTCAAGCCCGGATGATCCAGAAAGTCGCAACGCCTTGTTGAGTGTGCCTGTGAGTTCGAGAACGTCCTTCTCGGTCAAACCGAGGTCACGAGTCGCCAGCCGCAGCCGACCAAAGAGCGTGGCCGTTTCGACACTTGATGTCCTCGCCTCGTTAGCGAGTTTTGTAATGGACTCGGTAACACGATCCACACTTCTCGAACTTACCCCGAAACCTTTCAGCGTGTTCTGAATCCGGGTGAAGTCGTCAAACGCTTGAGCCAGATAGCGGCCCGCGTAGAAGCCAGCAATTGCCCCGGCCAGACTGCGCATGCCTCTCTGCATATTTCGCAGGGATGCAGCAGCAGCAGTCGGCACAGTAAACGCCGCCATCGCCGAAGTGAC